CAGATGGCACGTTTCAGAGGAAGGTGTTAGTCAATTAAGAGATTTTTTAGCTTCTATTCAAACAGTTTATTCTGAGTTGGATATTGAAAAGCACAGTTATGTTTTACCAGAACATGTTGTGCACTTGGATCATCCTACAGTAAGGTTTCCGGATATCCCCGAAAAATATTTTGTTTGTGAGAGCACTAGAAAAGGTAAAGTGGGAACTCCCTTATTACAAGTGTCTTTTTCACCTAATTGTTTGTATGATTTAGTATCTAAATGTACTTCTAAATGCAATATGATGACTTTGCAAAAGATAAAATCAATTTTGCGACAACAGTTATTGGAGGAAAAATCAGATGAACAAATTTTAGAACTTATTGGTGATAAGTGTTATCAGTGGCGTAAGCAAGATACTGTGGCACTTGAGCAAGAGAAAAAGTCTAAGAGAAAATTGAAACGGGAGAAGAAAATGAATAAAGGTGATGGTGATGTTAAATTATTAGAACCTAATTACTCTAAGCTCTCGTGGTGTGTGCCTTATATTCCAGCAAAATGGTTGTATTATGAGGTAGAAAATGATTCAGAATATATGGTTGTTTTTAGTAGGTTAATGCTAGAACTTAGAGCCAATATACTTACTTTTAGTAAGAAATATTTGGAGAATTCTAGATTAACTACAGCTGAGCGAAAAGCTCAAAGTAAAGTACAATCAAAAGCCTTCGCATCATTTATGCGATCACCTGATATTCAGGAGAGATTTGCTGCTGGTGAAGACAAGAAGGATATTTGTCAAGATATATTTATGAAGAAAACTAAAGAAATTTCTAAGATGACCGAAGCTTCAGATACTGTTGTGAATCAAAAATTGGAAGTACGTAAGGTGAGACAAAAGTCTGTGATGCGAGAGAGATCAATAAAGCAGGAAAGAAATGATTATGATTGTTTCATTCCTGAGAGCTGGGCTACAGTTGTAAATACTGCAGCTTTCCCTTTATTTCTTGTTTTGGTCTATTATCAATTGTTGAAACCTTGGTGGGAAAAATTTCAGCCTCAAGCTGATAAACTTACTAAGGAAGTTATGAAAACTATTGAGGATGCTAACAAAACACTTATTACAGTTAACAAGTCTGTTGAAGTTACTTCTAATGTGATTGATGATATGCAAGATATGTATTTTGGTAAAAATTGTAAGCCAGAATATAAAATTATGGCTATGGATATTAAAATTCTTATACATTGTATTTATGATGCTATAAACAAGGATTTTAAAGGTCTTATTCGTGGCTTATCTGACTTTTCATTACTACATCCTGAAATGATACAGCAGCTTATAGAGACTATTCATAATAACATGAACTATGTTGTAAAACGTGTCTCAAGTGTATCTTTTACGTGGCGAGGTAAGAAACAACGTGTCCGTGCTGATCAGTTTGAAGATTTTTTGAATAATCCTGATGAGAATGAAGTTATTCAAGATGAAGAATTTGAAACTCAGGGTTTTACTGAAGATTGTTTAGCTCCTTTTATGAGTATAATCAATGTTTTTCGTAGTGGATCTATGAGTCCTCAAGAAATGAGAGATGCAAATACTAGGTCACAATATGTCTTTTACAACTCTAAGTTTTGGACAGATCAATCTACCATGATAAAAGGAATTTCATCGTATATTGGTAGGGAATTATTTGATTATGATCCATTTAATCCTGGTCATTCTGAATTTACTCAAACAATAGTGTCAACTATTGAGTATATAGATCGAGTGATTTTGCGTGAAAATGACTTTGTTATAGATCTTGATCTATGTCGTGAGGTTATAAATAAACACCAAGAAGCTATTCTTAGTAAGAATAGTCCACGAATGGATACTATTTCTGGTGCGTTGCGAACTCACTTTAATCAGCGATTCTTAGTTTTAGAACGATTATCCTGTAAAGCAGATCCTATACTGAAAGGTATTTGTGAACGTATTGAACCTCAATCCTGTATGTGGATGGGTAGAGCAAAAGCTGGTAAAACTGCAGCAATGAAATATACCTGTAAGGCTTTAAGACACTTCGAAGGAAAAGTTTTTATGCCCACAGATATTTATACAATGAAGGCAGATAGTCCATATTGGGATGGTTATATGTATCATTGGTGTGTACAGCATGACGATATTTTTAAAGAATTGGATCCTATGACTAGACAAAATTCGGCTTGTCAGTTTATGGGTTGCATAGGTAATGCACCATACTTCTTAAATATGGCTGAGTGTGAAGCTAAAGGAAAAGTTGCTTTTAATTCATCGTATTACTTTTTAACAACAAATATTGGTTTGAAAGGTTATGCAACATGTAATTTGGTTGCGAATTTAGAAAATAATGAAGCCTTTTGGAGACGTGTTCATAACATACTTTATAAAGAAGAAAAGTTTGAACGTCCACAGAATATTTGGGAACAAAGATTTCGATTTGAAAAGTGTGAATATATGCCAGATGTTGTGGGACAATGGAAAACCATGAAAGAAATTGTTGAGATTCTATATAGATGTAGACAAAGACAAATTCGTGAATACAATGATTTTACAATAACACATGAACAGTTGGTTGCTTTACATGCTGATTTTGTACCAGAATCTTATACTTCGTCCATGGATCTTTATATCAAGAGATATGCTAGCTTGTTCAAGTTACCATCTTTACCTATGATGTTTAAAGGTTTTTCAATTTTGGTTGGTGGTGCAGCGTTATCATATGGATTGTACCAAGTATATGCTCGCTTCAATCCTCCACCAGAAATTGTTAATGTGGAAAGTTATCCTGAGGAAGATTGGAATCAAAAGCGTATAAAAGTGAAACCCAAATTGAGGAAACCCAAGATTATACAAGTAGATAGAACTTTTAGACAACAAAGTGATGGGTCTACTTTTATTAAAGCATGTGTGGCTTTAGCTAGAGGAGCAGTATATATAGAAATACAAGCTAAAGATAGAGATCACACTCGTTTA